GTCAAGAAAATGTATTCACTTACCCAACTTTGATTGTATATGCTTCCCCAATCTATTTTGTTTATTCCTTGACCCCAAGCTATCATATAGATATTTTTTTAATTAATTGTTTGTTTTCTATTTTCTTTAAAAACATTTTTAATTTATTAATGTTTTCTTTCTTTACTTTATATCTTGTTCTTATATTACCCATCCTGTAAAATTAGAATCTGTATCAGGATACATATCGTCATTTACGTTCAAATAGTATTCAGGATACGTTGCTTGGTTAAAACTCATAAAATCAATAAAACGCCTTGTATAATGCTGTGCCACGTTTCTTTCTTGTTCTACTAAATAATCAATTTCTTCTTTATCTACACTTTGTGAAGTTTCTGAAGTGTGTTTGTAAACACCTCCATTACTTATTGTATATGCAGCATAAGGTAAAAATTCAACTTGCGCCCAATGTATTGTCATTGGCTTTACATAAGTCTCTAAAAGAGTTTTGTAATCACTATTAGCAGGATCATTTATTTCATTTGCTATAATTAAAGTTTCCAACTTTTCATATAGTTTAGTTCCTAAATAGTTTTGTATATGGATTTCTTGTGCTATCTCTATATATTGAATGAACTTGTCATTATCAACATTTCCATTCATTATAGAATAACGCTTTATATCCTTGGTACTTATAAAAAGTGCTTTAGCCATTATTGAAATCTTTTATTAGTTGGTAAAAACCCCTCGTTAGGCATATCTTTTGGCTTCATTGAAACCTCTTTTTCATTAACAGGATTAAAACCTTCTGTTCTTGCTTTATTTGTAGATATATTTGGGTCTTGATTTGCTAAATTACCTTCTGTTTTACCTTTAAAGGTTTGTCTTAGCCATTTGTGATGACAACTTCCACCACCTTTGTACTTCCAAATCGAATAAGTTTTAGCACCCCTTGCACCCCATCCTGCATTTACTGCCCTATTTCCCATTGCAATAATATCCTCTTTTCTATAAAGTTTATCAGCTGCTACCATTTTCTTGCAAAATTCACGACTATTTTGGCTTGTAACTGAAGGGCTATATTTATATCTTACTTTGTATTTAACACCATCAATAGTTTTATCTTGGGCTGATCTACTATTAGGCGTTGCAGTTCCTGTACTTACAAAGTTCCAAATTTTAGAAAGCAAACTTTGGTCTTTGTTTAATTCTTCTTCTAATTCTTCAGCTTCGTAATCTACTTCTTCGCTTGAAATTAATTCCCAACCTTCAAGGTCTTCGTCTTCGCCTAAATCAATTAAAGCCTTTGCAATTTCAGCATCGCCTTCTTGACTTTCAGCAGAACATTGAACTGACATTTTAATTCCTGTTTCTTCTTCTTTAGTTTCAGCATCCATTCCCGTAGTATCTGTAAATTCTAAAGGTTGAATTGTTTTAAAATAAAGGTTTAAAGAAATATCATTAATCAATAAGATGTCTTCTAAGGCGTCTGTAAATTCTTCTTGGTATGTTTTTATAGTTAGGTTGTCAAAAAGCAACGTAGCGGTCTTAATTTCATCTGCATTGTTGCCAAAACCACTATTACCATCACGAACACCCAAAAGCATTGGGGATGTTACCCTATGACCTACGATTAATTTTCTAAATGCTTCATCACTTAAATATTGATAATGAGACGGCGCATCGTTTAAAGGAATGTCATCAATTGTTGTTTTACTTTCAGCATTATTGTTAAAAGCTACAATTACTTTTTCCCCTCTTGCGCCTGTAAGTTTATTTAAAACATCAGATTTTACTTCTAATTGTTTTTCTTTATCAGGAACTCCGTTATTAAAGTTTACAACCTTTGTGCCACTAAAACCATTAATTGTATCATTGATTAAATAGTCGGCTATTTCTTCTTCTAAAACAGCGTAAGGTAACGCACCTTGATAATCAACAGGCGGGTAATAATAAGAACCTGTTACATAAGAACTAACTATAAATAATTCGTTTCCTTTTTTATCTCCAAATCCAAAAGCAGGTATTCTTTTTGGTTGATCATTAGGTCTTACTTTTGACCAATCAGGGTGATAATACCAAGCCTCAACCTCTCCATTTTCATTGCATTTTTCAGCCCTAAGTGTTTGCATTGGAAAGTGTGTTACTTTTTTAACAAGTCCTTTATCATAAGTAACTTGTAAAGCAGCCATACCCAACATCTTTCTGTCCATTACAGCAGACTTCAAACAATCCTTTGAAACAATAGATTTCATTTGAGCATATTGGTCAGGCTTACGTCTTGAATCAGTAGCATCTAAACCTTTACCATAAATCATTTTAGACATACCATTTATAATGGCATTATTTGTAGTACTACCTTGGTATCTGTCAATTAAATATTGAAAGTAATTATTATCTTGCCCGTATTGTACCCATTCTTTGTTTTTAACCTCAACAATTTCAGGGGAGGTGTACTTACTTAAATTTACTATGTGTATGTTGTCCATTATAGTATAATATATTCGTTATCTGTAACATTACTTGTGTAAACGTCTTTGTTTATTGAGTAATTTAAAGCGTTTTGTGGCGTGCAAAAAACTTTGTCTTTATAAATTATGTCGGTATTATTATATACCGTTAAAATGTAAAATCTGCCTTCTTTTAAATCAAATATAACATCAGAAGTAAAATAATATTTGTTTTTTCTAAAAGATGCTTTTATCTCAACTTCAGTATTAGTGCTCTCGTCTAATAAAACAATTTTTGTGCTATCTATTTCGTTCAAGCATATATTATCTTCAAATGTACCATTATCTGCCAACACTCTTTCTATGTAAAGATTTACAGTAGAATTGTATTGCCTTGGAATAAAATTTAAAACTTGGGCAGTACTTATTGGTTTGAGTACAATCATTTTCCTTGCTTTAATATAAAAACAAAAAAAAGGGCAAGTTGTTAAACTTACCCCTTTAATCATTAAAACCTAATTAATTATTATCCTGTTACAACAGTTGAATCTGTTCCATTACCAATAATAGCAGGATCAATAAAGTTTGCAGGCTCTCTTTCAGTTCCAACAAAAGTAATGTTGTAACCATTTAAGTCACCCATACCTGCACCTGATGCAGTATTTACTGAAACTTCACATCCATTCTCAAAACCTGCCATTCTAAAATTACCATTGTAATCTTCAACAACAACTAAAGGTCTTCCGTAAGCAAGTGCTTTAAGTTGTGATTGTGTAGCTAAATCTTGTTTTTTTAGAACTAATGTCCCTGTTTGTGTCCAAAAAGAAGTACCATTGTCTCTTGAATTTTCATTAGTTTCATCAAAAGAATTGTTTGCACCTTTAAGGTCGTATTTGTACATAGTTATAGCAGGAGAGAAATCTGTAATCTGATCAGCAGTAACAGTAGCCCCCGTTGCAATAGCTGCGTCATAATTGATAAAGTAAACGGCTTTTAAACCACCTACTGAATCCTTGCAAGGCTCTAAACGCCCAAGTGTAATATCACAAGCCATATTTATATTTTTAAAAAGTTAGAAAAAAAGGGCAGATAGGTCTTTTAGGACTTACCTACCCTTTTGTGTTTATTTATTAATTAAGAGTAAAGAACAATGTCAGAACCAATTCCGTACTGAACACCTGCACTAAATCTCATTACAACTCTAACATTTTTAGAACCATCAATGTCAGCCATATCAATAACTTTTACTTCATTGTGATCAGATAATAAACCTGTTCCAAAGTATAAGTTAGATTTTTCAGCAGCCATTGCAGTATTGTCAGCTAATCCGTTTGCAACAAAGATTTTAACACCATCAAAAGATAAAGATCCGTTATTGTACCATTGAGTTCCCATTGCGTTTGTACCATTAGCACCTAATCCCGCAGCAGCAAATCCACCCAATGCTCTTACATAAGCACGTGCAATATTTTGAGAAACATAAAGACTTAAATCTTCTTTTCCATAAACAGCAGAAGGAATAGCATCAACAATTTTTCCTAATTCAGCAATAACATTAGAAGCATCAACAGTTGTTCCAACAACATCAATAACAGCGGCATCAGCAGTAGCCAAAGTTACAAGTCCGTCAAATTCACCTGCATTAGCATTAACACCTGACCAAATGTTTTTCTCTGTTTTTTGAGCAGTTTTAGCAGCAACGTGTGCTAATAAGAAATCTGCAAAGGCAGGAGGTAAAGAATCAAAAGAAGAATATCCCATTTGAACAGCTTCCCAATCAGATTCAAAATCAGACTTACATAATTGTAAGTTTACTTGAAATTCTTCAGGTTGTAAAATTCTTTCAGTTAAAGTTACAGTAGAAGTTGGATCAAAGTCACAAGTAGCATCTTTCAATAATGCATCCGTGTCAAGTTTCTTAATTACTTCTTTAAATTTTACGTTTGGTTTTACTTCGATTCCACCATTCTCAATAGTAGAAGCAGATAATAAAGCAGCAGAAATATATTTTCCTGCAAATTCACCCGCATAAGAAGTTGTGATGTTTGTAATTGTAGCCATTTTTTAAATGTATTTATTTTATTGATTAAAAATTTTAGAGAAAACTAAATCTCTTGTTGTTTTAGGTGCTTTTTGAGAAAATAAACTTGTTTGTTTTTTCTCAACGCTTCCTTCAGGATTGTGTTTTAAAGGTTGTGCTTCTTGAGTAGAATCAGCAGAAAGTTCAACTTGTTCTACTTTTTCAGTAACTTCAGCAGACAATACAACTTGTTCTTTAACCTCTACATTTGCAGCCTTTAATTCTGCAATCTCATTTCTTAGTTTCTCAATTTCACTAAAAAACATTTCTTTTGTGATTGATTCAACCACTTTCTTTGGAGCAGATGTTTCAGCTTCAGCCTCTACTTCAATTTCTACTTCAGGAGCAGATTCTTCAGCAGGTACTTCTTCTTCGGCGTCTTTAATTTCCCCAATAATACCATCTTCTGTAATGATTAAAACCCTACCGTCTTCCAACATATAATCTCCCATTGGAACGGCAATACGGTCTTCTTCATTAACAATAAAAATTTCAATACCCGCTTCAAAAGCTTCTGCTTCTAAAACAGTACCGTTTTCAAGCTTCATTTGCTCTAACTTAATTTCTAAGCCAAGCAATGTCTTGATTTTGTTAATTTGTACTTTTGCACTCATAAGGTTTATTTATTATTAAAACAATTTATATTCTTTTTTGTTATATTTTTAAACAATTTCTTAACCTCTTTGGTTTGAAATTACTCTTGGAATATTTGTGTTTGTAACACTACTTGAAGAACCCTGAATTGTACTACCAATTCCTTGATTCTGTAAATCACCATTACAACATTCTTTTGAATAAGTTCCGTTACCACATAAGCACCCCCTGTTTCCGCCTTTTGGGCTTGTTTTGCTTTTTGTTTTTTTACCCATAAATATTCTTTTTAAAAATTTAAACATAATAACTAAAATTTATTATCCCTGACCTTTATAAGACTTCTTATAATTTCTACTTGTTTTCAAAGAAGACGTTTTTGACTTTGCGTGTACCCCTTTTCTTTTTATAGAAGGTTTTTGATACTTAACAACAGATTGAACTTTAGCC